GCGCTGGCCCCCTGCTTTTTTGTCTAATCGCCGCAGCATATCCGGCAAAATCCCGCCCACGGAAGTGGGCGGGAAACCCGGACAGAGAAAGAAAACCCGTGAGGTGAAAGAATGTCAGTTCTGAAAGAAAAGCGGACCGTGAGCAAAGCGGAGTATGTGAACACCGCAAACCAGATTTATGTGGAAACGGTGGGCTTTTTGACGCGGCTTTCCGCCCGTTATTCCCGGCTGATTGCAGAGGGCACCGCGCAGCTGGCCGGTGAGGTCATGGACCACACCGAAAAGGCCAACAAAATATACCCGTCGGACGAACAGCGCAAAGCCCAGCGCAAGGCGCATTTGCTGGAGGCGCTGGCCTCCCTCTCTGCGCTGGACGTGCGCCTGACACACGCCTATCTGGTTATGTACCAGAACCCGCAAGGGTGCTTTACGGCGCCCAGCGGAAAGACGGTCCCGCCCAAGGAGGCCATGGACAAGCTGGACCGCATGGCGCAGAGCCTGGGCGAACTGATAGACCGGGAGGACACCCTGCTGCGGAATATCCTGGAGAGCGACAGGAAGCGGAAATAAGTCATTTTTATGGGTGTATCTTTGAAAACGCGCCGGGAGGCAGGGCGGCTTTCCCCTCTGACGGCGGCCAATGTGTGGTGCCGTTCCGTCAATTCGAGCAACAACAACAATTTCTGCCTTGTCAACTCCGACGGCAGCGCCAACAATAACAACGCCAACAATTCCTGGGCGCTGGCCCCCTGATTTTGCATAACTGGGTCAAATGCAGTAACGAACGTGAACCGGACCCATGTAAAAGGAAAGATACTTCCCTGGCGAAAGCCTGAAACTGCCCGCTGATGATCCCGCGCGGACGCTGCTTGCATGGCGGGGGTATTGTGCCAACCCCGTTTCATGCGCTGGATCGAAGCAGTTTAGACGCACACCAACACCACAACTGTACGGAGGGCGAATACTTTTCTATGACAAGCGAACAGCGCCGCGAGGCGCGTTACAGACGCCGCCAGACAAGGCGGCAGGCAAAGCGAAAGGCCCGCAGCGACGCCCTGGGGCCGATTGAGGAAGTTTTCAGTTACCGCGCCATGTTTTTCTATGGCCGGAAATGCTGCAACGGCGTGAGGTGGAAAGCCAGCACACAGCGGTTTGAAATGCACCTGTTTTCAGGCACCGCCAAGCGCCGGCGCAAGATCCTGAATGGAACATGGAAGCCAGGCAAAACCGCCCATTTCACCCTGAAAGAACGGGGCAAGGTTCGACCAATAGACGCGCCGCACATTGAGGATCGGCAAGTTTATAAGGTTCTGACCAAAAAGGTGCTGGTGCCGCTGTATGTGCCCAGTATGATCTACGACAACAAAGCCAGCCAGAAAGGCGGCGGCCTGCATTTCCATTACAGACGCCTGGCCAAGCACCTGCGGGACCATTACCGCAAGCATGGCCTGGAGGGTGCCCTGTTCCTGATGGATTTTCACCACTTTTTCCCGGACGCGCCCCACGCGCTGCTGTATGAGCGGCACCGGGGCATGATCCTAAACCCGGACCTGCGGCAGTTGGCCGATCTGGTGGTGGCAGCTGTGCCGGGCGGCGTGGGTATGCCGCTGGGCGTGGAGCCAAGCCAGCAGGAAATGGTGGCGCTGCCGTCCTCCCTGGACAACCGGATCAAAGCCCAGCTTTCGATCCATGGCGCTGCCCATTACATGGACGACTATTACACCATTCTGCCGTCGAAGCAGGCGGCGGAGGTGACCGCGGCGGACGTGATTGGCCACGCGGAGGCCATGGGCCTGCAGGTCAACGCCGGAAAGTCAAAAGTGGTTCCGTTCTCCAGACCGTTCCGGTTCTGCAAAGCAAAGTTTCAGGTGACGGACACCGGCGCCGTGAAGATCCACGGCTGCCGGGACGGCATGAAGCGGGCACGGCGGAAACTGCGGCTTTTCCAGGCGCGTGTGGCCAGCGGTGAAATGACGGTGGAGCAGGTGGCCCAATGGCTGCAAACACCGATTTCCTATTATGAAAACTTCAACGATCACGGCAGGGTGCTGAAACTGCGGCGGCTATTTTATGCGATTTTCAAAACGGAGGTGTAAACCATGTTCAAGATCACAAAAGGCGGGGCGACCGTGGCCATGACCGAGGCCCCCAACTACATCAAGCAGGCGGAAAACGGCTGTTTCGTGCTGTGCCCGGAGGCGGAGGCCACGGGGATCGCGCACAACGGCACCGTTTACCACCTCCTGGGACGCCCTGACATGGCGGGGGCAGAAATCACGGTCATGCTGGAAGAAACGGACGCGGGAGTGGAGATCGCCAAGGCGGCAGACGCTACGGGGATCGTGTTCGTCACAATGGCGGAGGCCGGAAGCGTGGACGCCACAACGGCGGCGGAACACGCGGACCTTTTCGCACCGTGGGCGGTGCCGGTAGCCTATACCGTGGGCCAGATCCGCAGATATACGGACGGGAAACTGTATAAATGCGTTCAGGCCCATACGTCACAAGCGGACTGGACGCCGGACAAAACCGCAAGCCTTTGGACGCCGGTTTCCGATCCGGCGGAGGAATGGCCGGAATGGTCCCAGCCGGTTGGCGCACATGACGCATACAGCAAGGACGCCAAGGTGTCGCACAATGGCAAGCATTGGACCAGCACTGTGGACAGCAACGTGTGGGAGCCTGGCGTGTACGGGTGGACGGAGGTGTAAGCCGTGGGCGCTGCCTACATCGTAAGAAAAAGAGCGCGGTTTGTGAGTATCAACGGCCCCGTAAACCTCCGGTATGGTACGCCTGTGGACGCTGTGGACGGGTTTCTGGTACATAATGGCCGCCCATTGTGCGCGGTCACCAGCGAAAGCGCACACCGCTATTTTGCACGAAATGACGACGGAAACGGGAAAGCCCGCGGCGCCCTGATCGGCGCCATCACGGCCAAGCTGGAGCGGAAAGACGCCGGCCATCAAATGCGCTGGGATCTCCTGTGGAGCGACCCGGAGGCGCAGAAATTACGCCACCCGGATCATGCGGATTATTGGCTGTGGGGACACGCCTTTTTTGAGGCGGACATGGCAGACCTGGAACACGTCGCCGGGCTGATCGGTGCGAGGAGGTGACGCTGCCATGGATTATATGAAGCTGGTGGCGGACCTCTGCCAGATCATTGACCGCCAGAATGAAATCACCAAGGCCATGGCGGTGCAGCTGGGACAGCGCGACGCCCTCCGGTATGAGGAGGAAATGGCGGCGGTTCGGCGGGACTACGATACCGCCATGGGGGAGGTGGATCCGTGCAAAAACTAATTGAAACGCTGTCCACCGTGAGCGTAGGCCAGGCGCTGACTGGCGGCGTCACTGTGGTGGCGCTGGTGTCCGTGTTTATCGAAATTACCCCGGTGAAGATCAACCCGGTTTCCAAGTTTCTGGCCTGGCTGGGGCGGAAGATCAACAGCGAAGTGATCGCCAAGGTGGACAGGCTGGAAACCGAGGTGCAGGCCATGAGGAAAGCGGACGGAGAGCAGGAGGCCGTAAACTGCCGTTACCGGATCCTACGGTTCGGGGACGAAGTAAAACACGGCACCCGGCACAGTCAGGAACATTTTGAGCAGATCCTGGCCGATATTGACGCCTACGAAATCTATTGCAAGGATCACAAGGATTTCAAGAACAACAAAACCAAAGTGACCACGGAGCGGATCCTGGACGTTTACCGCAAGTGCGTGGAAACGGACGATTTTTTGTAATGGGAGGAAGCCGTGAAAATCTTTATTGTGGCCGCGGCGGCGTGGGCTGCCGGTGCCCTCCTGGGCTATTTCGTGGCCCGGCTGGCGTATAAGCACCTGCGGAAGCGTCTGCGGACGCTGCGGCAGGAACGGAAGCCGCCTAAAAAGAAAATGGGCACCATGGACAGGATCCTGGTTCTGGAAGCGGTTTTCCTGGTGGCGTACACGGTGGCCGATCTGGTGGTTTTCTGGCACACCGGATCCGAGCCTGCCACGCTGACCGGCTGCGTGTTCGGCGTGTGCGGCCTGGAAAACGGCGTCATGGGCTGGATCAAGACCAACAAGGACAAGGCGGCGGAGGCCGTCGGAACGAGCGGGAGCGGCACCCAGCCGCCCCCGGAGGAACCGCCCGCGGGCACCGGCGAACCACCGGACGCGGGCCTGTGAGGAGGTAAAAACAAACATGACCGGAAACGAACTGCGCCGAAAGGTGGCGGACATTATCAACGCATGGGACGGAGCAACCAGAGGCAGCGCCAAGCACCTGGAGATCCTGAACATCTACAACAACCACAAGCCGCTGGCAAGAGGTTACCGCGTACAGGTGGGTGACGCCCATTGTGCCACCACGACCTCCGCGGCGTACATCAAGGCAGGGATCGCGGAGTACACCGGGACGGAGTGCGGCGTGGGAAAGTACGTCGAGATCGCCAAGAAAAAAGGGATCTGGACGGAGAACGACGCATACACCCCCAAGGTGGGCGACGCCTGCGTGTACGACTGGCAGGACGGGGCCAACTACGCCACCACCGACAACACCGGCGCACCGGATCACATTGGCATTGTCACCAAGGTGGGCGGCGGCACCTTTGTGGTCACAGAGGGAAACATGAACGGCGGCAAGGTGGGCAAGCGCACCATGAAAGTGAACGGGCGGTATATCCGCGGTTTCATTACCCCGGACTTTGACATGATCGCCAAGAAGCTGGGCGGTACGTCCGGCGGGACGGCGGACAAGCCAATGAAACCGACAGCCCAGGCGGCGGGTACATACACCGTAAAGAGCGGCGACACCCTTTCCCGTATTGCGGCGGCCCACGGCACCACCGTGGCCAAACTGGTGGAGATCAACGGCATTAAAAACCCGAACCTGATCCGTGTGGGCCAGGTCCTCCGCCTGCCCGGCGGAGCCGTCAAGTACACCGTTGTGGCCGGGGACACCCTTTCCCGTATCGCCGCGAAGTACGGCACCACCGTGGCCAAGCTGGCAGCAGACAACGGGATCAAAAATCCGAACCTGATCCATGTGGGCCAGGTTATCACCATCAACAAATAATTTTGCCGGAGGTGCTGGAATGGTTATTATCAAGGCGCTGGCCTGGGCGCTTTCCCTGGCCGCTGTGGTCACCTGGCTGGTGGCCCTGGTACGCTGGGACGGTTCGATCCCCTGTGATCGGAGCCAATGCGAAAGCTGCCCATTTCCGCGGTGCCACGAAAATAGCCAGGACAGCACCGGGCAGGAATGAGAGGTAAAAATGGAACAGACTATTATCCGCCTGGCCATTGGCCTGGTTCTTCTGGTGGCTGTCAACGTCGTGCTGGGCAGCCTGAACGCCCTTTTTGACGGGACTTTCGACCGTATCAAATGCCGGAACGGCGTCATTAAGGGGATCATTATTGCCGCCTGTTTCGTCGCTTTCTATGTAGCGGGACGCCTGAACCCCGATATTGTGGCAATCGACATTGACGGCGAAACGGTCAACGTGGCAACAGCCGCCAACCTGGCCATGGTGACGGCCTATGTGCTGTATGCGAAAGACGTTTTTTCCAAGCTGTCCAAGCTGGTTTTGAGCAAAACGAGCGGGACGCCGGAGCAGACCGGCGGAACCACGCCGCCCGCATTGGAGGAACCGGCGGACGCGGCGGAGGCCACCGCAGCAGAATAAAAAAGGAACCCCGGCGCCGCCCTGGCGTCGGGGTTCTTCTGCGGGTCACCTGCTGGCAGGCATGGCCCGCATGACTGTTTTTCTGCTGTATTCATCGGTGAGGACTAACACCACACCGCGCCGCCCGTCAGCCAGCGGGACCGTGACCGCCTCCAGCGTAACAGCCGGGGCCGCTTTTTCCATTTTACCCATTCTCATTTCCTCCCATTGAAAAGTTTACGAAGCAGCCGGATCCCGTAGCGAACCGGAATATAAACCGCCACGAATATGGCCACAAAAAGCAGGTATTTCATGCGCTGCCCTCCTATTGACATTTTAGTGGGTTTCGTTTATATTGAGGGTGCGGGGGTTACCCCCCGCCCCTCTGTCTGTTACCAGTTCAGCAATTTGAGGATTGCCGCTGTAATCAGACCGGAGATTGTGCCCGCCAGGATTGTGTCCGCCAAGACCTGCAACCTGTTGGGCTGCGCCGTCGGCTTATGCCGTCGGCGTTTTTTCTTGCCCATCTCAACCACCCCTTTCCTCTTGAACTGTCTATATTATAGTCTTTTTAGGGTGCATAATCAAGTGGCGATATGCACGAAAAAAGGTGCTGTAATTTGTCTAAAATATGCACTTTACAGGGTGCATATAAAATGATACAATGAAGCACAGAAAGGGGTGGATATTATGGCAATCAGCTACCAGGGGGCATTTGACAAAATGCAGGAAAAGGGCGTCACGACATACCGGATCCGAAAGGAAAATATACTGTCACAAAGTACCCTGCAAAAAATGAGGGACGGGAAATATGTAACGACGGAAACAATAGAACGGCTTTGCCTGCTGCTGGATTGCACCCCAAACGATTTAATGAAAATCACGAAGTAAAGACACCCCCGACGCACACAGCGCCGGGGGCGTTTCGGCGTTTGCCCTCCAGAGTGTTCAATATTTTTCGGTGCTGATTATTAACACGGGTTCGTGGAAACCTATGTGTTAATATCAAGAAAACTGCTGAACATTACCACGCGCCTGGAGGGCTGCCCATGAAAGCGTATGATTTCCACGGGAAAAGAAATATATGCGGTGACCGGATCCGGGAGGCCCGCCTGCGGGCGCGGCTGTCACAGTCTGATCTCTGCCGGCGTCTGCAACTGGCTGGTGTCATTGTGGAGCGGGACGTGATAAGCAGGATTGAAAACGGCGGCAGGTTTGTGGCTGACTTTGAGGTGGTGGTGATCGCGGACGTTCTGGAGGTTTCCGTGGACTGGCTGCTGGGCAAAGAATAGGACGGCGTGGAGTGCTGTATGCACCGCGCCGTCCATATTTTTTTGAAAGTGAGGGCACGGGCATGAAAGGATATAAGCACCTGACGGAGTTTGACCGGAACAAGATCGCCAGAATGAGAAAAGAGGGCGCCACCATGCGCGAGATCGGCGCGGCCCTGCACGTCAGCGCCGCCACCGTCTGCCGCGAGATCAAACGCGGGACATACACCTACATGAACGCGGATTATATCGAAGTGACCGAGTACATACCGGAGCGGTCACAAGCCCGCTACCGGGCCAACATGGCGGCCAAGGGCGGCCCCCTGAAAATTGGAAGTGATCGCCGGTACGCCGAAACCCTGGAGGCGCTGATTGCTGACGACAATTACAGCCCGGAGGCAGCCCTGCATGAGATTGAGAACCACCCGGAAAAGTACGGCAGCTTTGAAACGCGGATCTGCCGCCAAACCCTTTATGCCTATATTGACAAGGGAGTTTTTCTCCGCCTGACCAATAAGGCGCTGCCGTTCAAGGGTTCCCGGCGGAAGAAGAAAACCAAGCACGTCCAGCGGGCGAAACAGCAGCCCAAGGGTGAGAGCATAGAAAAGCGCCCGCCGGAGATCGACGGGCGCCAGGAGTTCGGCCACTGGGAAATGGATCTGGTGGTTTCCTGCAGGGGCGGGCATAAGTGCCTCCTGGTGCTGACCGAGCGCGTCACCCGCATGGAGGTGATCCGCCTGATCCGCGATAAATCCGCGGCCAGCGTCGTCCGTGCGCTGGACACCATGGAACGGAAATGGGGCACCCGCTTCCCGCAGGTATTCCAATCTATTACCATGGACAACGGAAGCGAGTTTGCGGACTATATCGGGATCGAACGGTCCGTATATAAACGCTGTGAGAGCAAGCGCACCCGGACATATTACTGTCACCCATACTGCAGTAGTGAGCGAGGAAGCAACGAAAAACAAAACCAGATGATCCGGCGGAAGTTCCCCAAGGGAA